CCAACGGCGGCGATTTGGGCATGATATTCTTCGCAGACGGCATGGCTTTTGGCTTCTGCTCGTTCTCCAAGATGCAGAGTAATCTCGATGAGCTATTCTGTCTGGCAGACTTTGTAGTGAACAGCCATCAGGCGAAGTTGAGTAAGCTGCTCATCATGTGTGAGCTTTCCCATGATACACAGATGGAGATAGCGCGGAAGTATGGAGAGTATTACCAGGCAATCAAGACACCTGTCTATACAAACAATCCTGTCAGCATGAAATACCGTGGCGTGTTCAAGCTGGCAAAGAGAGAAGAAGGAAAGCTGACCTATATCGGTCAGTTTGGCAAGGAATCTATAACCAATATATATAAATCATGGCTGAAGAAATACAAGAAGTAAAAGGTGGTGGCACAAAGGACATCAACCTTATCAGAGAGAAACTGGACGATGTAAACGCACTCATCGCCCCTTACAAGTTGGCTTATGTTAGCCCGACAGAGGACTGTGTGCCGCTGGAGAGGAATGCCCACTACATGGATAAGGACATCTTCGACAGACTGGTAGAGAACATCGCCGAAGATGGCTTCCTTTCACAGCTTCCTTTTGCAATGAAGCGTAACGAAGATGGGAAGTTTTTGTTCCTGTCCGGCAATCACCGTCTGAAAGCAGCTATCAAGGCAAAGCTGGAGTATATTCTTATCCTCTATATCGACGAGACCGATAAGGACACCCAGCTTGGCTATCAGCTGAGCCATAACGCACTCGTCGGCAAGGACGATCGCCAAATGCTGAAAGAAATCTACGAGGAGATAAAGAGCTTGGAAAAGCGCGAGTTCTCCGGACTGAACGGCTTGGACTTCGTGGACGTGAATAAAATCTCCACTCCTGCAATCAATGACGGCGACATCGAGATTACCGAAATGAAGTTCATGTTTGTTGAGAGCCGCGCCAACAACATCAAGAATGTGCTCGACAGCCTGGAGAAGATGGAGATTAGTGAGGAGTCAAGTATCATCGTCGGCTCCTTTGAGTCTTATATCCGGCTCACTCAGGAGGTGAAGAAGCGCTATCAGATAAAGTCGCGCTCGGTGGCTTTCTCCAAAATGATAGACATCTGTGAGGCATACTTGGACGAACTGGCTAAACAGGACGCTGAGACCGCTGCTGCAGCAGAAGCCGCCAATGCTGAAAGTGAAACGAAAGAGGAGTAATCTATGGAAGAGCAAGAGAAGAAAAGGATGGGCAGACCCCCTGAGAACATATCCCTCTATGATAAGTATGTTGCTGGCAGGGAGGAAGAGATAGAGCAGGCGTGTGAGAAAGGTGCTGACCTAAAGGGACTGGCGAACTTGCTCGGCTGTGGTCTTACCACCTTGAAGCGCATCAAGAAAGCCCACCCTGAGTTTGTGGAGCTTATCAAGGTGAGCAGCGAGGTGGCTGATGATGAAGTCGTTTCTGCACTCTACAAACGTGCCCTTGGCTATGATGTTGAGGAAACGGTCACAGAGGTTAAGGTCTCTCCCAGCGGTGCTGCACAGACAACATACGTTAAGAAAGTGAAGAAGCATGTACCTCCCGACACTACGGCAATGATTTTCTGGCTAAAGAACAGAACGAAAGAGTGGAGTGACAGACAAGATGTCAATATCGATACCACTCAGCCAATTAACATTACCATTGCCCCCTACAAGAAGAAGGAGGAGCAGCAGAACACTGAGAATGAATAATAGAACGTGGATATAAGGGTTGAACTTAACGATAAGCAGCTAAAGGCTTATGAGCTACTTACTGACCATACGAATGGAATCACCGAAGTGCTATACGGCGGTGGAGCCCGTGGAGGCAAGAGCTGGTTAGGCTGTCTATGGCAGATACTGAACAGGATGACCATGCCTGGCAGTGTCGGCTTCATTGCTCGTCGTGAGTTCAGTCGTCTTACTGATACTACCATGGTGACGTTCTTTGAGGTGCTTGCTGATTTAGGACTCACCAACTATGGCTACTATAGGACGGCACCAAGCGCAGGACAGCCGGGTAACTCGTATTTCTTCCCTAATGGGAGTATGATTTACTTCCGTTACATCGACTGGGACCCACAAGATCCGAACTATGACCGCTTCGGTTCCTACTCTCTGACTGATATGTTCCTCGATGAGGCACAGGAGATTGACGAGAAACCTGTCTCAGTGCTTAGAGGCCGTTTCTCTCTGCTGAGAGGAAAGAACTTAGACGGCACGGAATGGGTGACGATACCCAAGGCGATGTATAGCTGTAACCCGAAGCGTAACTGGATATACAATGACTTCGTAAAGCCTGACAGGGAAGGCAAGCTGGCAAAGTTCCGCGCCTTCATCAAGGCCCTACCGAAAGACAACCCATACCTCGAACCTGCGTATCTGGAAAACCTCATGCGTTCAGATAAGGTGACAGTGCAGCGCCTTGTATATGGTAACTTCGAGTATGACGATGACCCTGCAGCACTCTTTGACTATGACGCTCTGCGTGATTTGTTCCACAATGAGCATATAGAGGAAGTAGGAGGTAAAAGCTGCTCTGCCGACCTTGCGATGAAAGGGCACGACCATTTTGTTGCCGGCTCATGGACGGGAAACGTATGTCGTATCAAGATAGACAAGGACTACTCCACTGGCAGGGAGATAGAGACTGACTTGAAGAATCTGCTGATAAGAGACGCTATCCCTCGCTCCTTGACAATAGTAGATGCCGATGGTATGGGCGCATACCTTGAAAGCTACTTGGAGGGCATTAAAGAGTTCCATGGTGGTGACAGACCGCTTGACCCACGATATGCCAACAAACGTGCTGAGTGCTATTTCAAGCTGGCTGAGTTGGTGAATGGCAGGAAGATACGTGTTATCTGCACTGAGGATCAGCGAGAGAGAATCATCGATGAGCTGGGAGCATTGAAACAGGCCCACCTCGACAATGACGTTGGAAAGCTCGATGTCATCAAGAAGGATGAGTGGAAGAAACTACTTGGTGGAAAATCCCCTGACTACGCTGATATGCTGATGATGGCAATGACCTTCAGACGCTCGAAAGCAACACCTGGTGCACAGATTTCAGTACAGGTAAGACGTACTGAATAGTGCAGTTCAGTAACCAAAGAAGCAAATAAGATAAAAGCCCCCAAAATTAGACTAATTTTGAAGATGAAAAAGAAGAAGTATAGTGAAATGGCCGATAAGAAGTGCACCTATAAGGAGTTCCTCATGCTGCTCCCCTACGCTGATAAGGGAGTGCAAGAGGACTTGGTGCTACGTTTGAAAGACCAACCACGACCCGATAAGCTTTGTGGCAAAGAGGTGCCTAAAGACCTCAACACGCTCAGTTATGGAACGCTGGACGACATTCGCTCTGCATCTGAGGCAAAGGACATCGTAGGAGAGTGTGCAAAGATTCTCTTAGACTTGGAGCCTGACCAGCTGATGGGCGAAGATGTGAACGATGTCTTTGGATTCATCAACTTTGTGACGAAGGAGCTGGAGCGTATCAACAAGCTCTTTGCCTCTATCAAGGTGAACTACTCCAAGGAGGAAATAGCTGCTGGCATCAAGACGCTGGACTTCGGCAGCTTTGGTGTCCTTGACTGGTATGCGAAGCGCATGGGTATCACCAATCAGAATGAAGTGCGAGAAGTGGCATGGGTGCGTATCTACCGCTGCATGGCCAATGACGCATTGAGTAACAACTATGAGCGCAAGCTCTCTCAGCAATACATGAAGAAGAATAAATAACATGGCAAAGAAGCAGGTATCTACGAAAAGGAACGAAACGCCCATTTGGGAAGGACGTCGATGTGGCGAATGTAGAAAAGTGAAGGTATGCCACAAACAACACACGTTGAGCATCAATGGGGTGCCGACGCTTGGCCGTTGCCCTCATGTTACCAACTGTTGCGTATTACTTTCCGAAAGAGCCTGTCCTAACTTCAAATCCCGAACGATATGCAACTAATCAAACCATCCGTAGAATTATGGCCGTGCCCTGATGACTGGCATGAGCAAGTGGCAAAGGCTGCTCGTCTCTGCTATGCCTCTGAGGGTGGCCAGAAAAGTGCAGAAGATTTCTGTAATATGCTTGTGAAGCGTGGCCACGTTTCAATGTTCCGTCATGCTTCGCGGTACTTCATCATTGAAACGAATCCGGCACCAGAGGAAGCCCGCCACGGTGTTCTCGCTACGACAAACGGCCTGTCTATCCCTAACTGGCTGCTCATCGTGTTATCGACCACCCCTTATGCTGCTATAGCATACTACAAGAAGAAGGGCGGTGGCCGCATCTACTTTATCTCCACCAATCAGCAGTACCTCATGGATAACCTGAGAATCAAGCTGATATTGGAGCCTTTCGACGTGACACTGACCGACTATGTAACAAGGGCTAACGAGCTGAACTATAAAACGGCTCTTTCCCTCATCCGCTACACGGTATGCGTCACAACGCAAATATCCACCTCCAGGGAGCTTAACAGAACATCACCGAACAATATAGCCGAACAGTCAACCCGGTATGTGAACTTCGGCAAAAAAGGAGGTATCACAATTTGCCTGCCTCATTGGTACGCTGAAGGAGGATGGAAGAAACGACTGCTCGCCCGCTGCACTTGGAAGGTGTGTGAGTGGGCCTATATGCTTGCCTTGAAGCTTGGCATGGTGGCACAGGACGCTCGCGGTTTCTTACCGCTTGATACTGCCACCCGGGTCTGCTATACCTACAACGTGAGAGAGTGGAGGGCTATCATGCGACTACGCTTGCAGGGAGTGACGGGAAAACCCCACCCCAATGCAAAGATAGCTGCCCAGCAAATATCCGATGTCATACTTCCCGCTATGGCTTGCTATGGCGGCAATGAGCCTGATTTGGTATGAAGAACGCTAATACACTACTGCAGCAGGCAGCTGATTTTCTGAAAACCGCCTCAGAATGTGAGGACATTCAGAAGGAGCTACGGGAGAGAAAGATGCAACGCTCGAAGGCCCTGAAAGTGCTGCACCGTCTGCAGCGTTTCCGTAGAGGGCGTGACTCCTTCAGTGAAATAGGCTACTCCACAAAGGAGATCGGCGAAGCTATAGACATCGCTATACGTGAAATGAGAAAACTGAATCTGTTATGAGTGAGTTGAAGAATATCGCCGTTCATGGCACCGTAGAGAAGAAGATACACAGCATTGTGGAAAGCATGGGTGCTGATGTTGAATACCTGTTTATGAACTGGGCACAGGCTAACGTGGCCATTGACAGGATAGAGAAGCCGACGATTATCTATGTGCTGCCTCCCTCCGGCTCTCTGTTCTTTGAATGGGCAAGGGTGAAAGATAAGCCAGAGGCACAGATAGCCTTTGTCTGCTCTACTGAGTTCGACTTTGAAGGAGAGGCTAACGATGATGTCATAGAGCAGATGAAACGGCTGTGCGTGAAGTTCGTCAAGGCCCTCAATGGTAGCGGGCTGTTCAAACAGATAGAAGGAAAGCTGCCCTATCAGGTCCTCTATGACCACCTCGACCAGAACGTGACAGGCATCGTGATAGAGCCGCCACTTGAAGAAGAGGAAGGTATCATTATCTGTGAAGATGAGGTAAGGGCAGAAGATGAGTTTGAGGAATAAGATATGGAAGCGATACGTCAGTTAGTAGTCAAGCACCTGCAGAACGTGCAGAAGGGGATTGCCGCTAATATGCAGCAGCAGGGCAGAATGGCATCGGGCCGTTCCGTTGCATCTTTGCGCATAGAGGAGCAGACAGACGGTGACGCTATCCGCTTCTTGCTAACAGGTGGTGCTCAGTGGGCAGTCATGCAGCAAGGTCGAGGACCTGGCAAGGTGCCCCATAACTTTGCTGACATTATCAAGGAGTGGATAACAAGGAAGGGTATCAACTACAGCAACGCATCCGGAAGCACACCTGAGAGAAAGCTGAATAGTCTCAGTCACGCCATTGCCTACTCCATTATGAAGAAAGGCACAAGGCTACATCGGAACCATGGCTATAATGACATCTACGACACGCTGCTGAACGAGGAAACGGCAAAGCTGGCTGGTGAGGCAGTGGGAATCATGGAATTGGATATTGACAGAATAAACGATACACAGGATGAGAACAATAACGCTTAGCGGTGGAACGGCCACCGTGCCAAACGAAAGGGTGTATGCCTTCAACCCCAGCTATGTAGAGCTGAACATGGCAGGAACATCGGGGGTGATAAAGCTTGCTGTCACTGATGGCACGCACACCTACGATATTGACGTGACGCTTTACAACGGTAAAGCGCAGTGCTATGTTGCCCGGCTTTTCCAGCTGCTCTTTGACGACTACGTGAACACTCGGCACAAGAGGGTAACGATGACCTTCAGTGATGCAGACGGCAATTCACTTGGCTCCACGACATTTCTGGTGCTCTGGGCTGCATTGGAGGCAGGCATGACATACGGCTATTATCTGCCGATTGTCTCTGATGTCTATGGGGCTGGCAGAGAGAAACGTGAAGTGGTGTGGTTTAAGAATCTACCTCAGCAAGTCTCGTATTTCAACGGCTCTGCCATTGTTGAGGTAGCCCCTGCAAGCCTTAACGTAAGCGGAATTACCCTCATTCCGAACACTGATAAAGTAGGCACTTACCTTCGGTGGATCGACAGCTACGGTTTTTGGCAATACTACCTCTTTGACACTGGAGAGAAAAAGAGTAAGAATAGTTTGTCAAAGACTGTTATCGATGCCGACTATATGGTGGGTGAGGTTTTGCACACGGCACAGCGTTCTATCCATGTTGAGAACACAGACACTATCAAGTGCTGCGCTACGAACTTAAAGAAGGAAGTGCTGGCATACGTAGAGACGATATACAAATCACCTCATATCGAGCTATATGTTGGTGATGGGATTTGGAAGCCTGTATCTATTGCAGCGGGTACGGCAACAGTCGAAAACACCAGACGACTCTTTGATTATGAAATATCCATTACGCTGCCAGACACTCAAGTACAGACGATATGATTTACGACGAATATAAGAAACTGAAAGTTGGTGACAAATGTGTCATCATCAAGACTGGAGAGCCGGGCACGGTGCTGAACATCAACCGCGACACGAGTGACATTCAGCTACAGGCGAAACGCCACGGCATGGGAATGACAAAAAATTGGTATCACTACACTTACTTGGCGAAGATATGAAAACATGGCTCATACTTGGGGTAATATTCCTCATTGTTCTTTACCTGGCGGTGCGTTTCGTGCTCATCGCAATAATATGGTATGCTGACAACCTCAGAAGAAAAGGAATGCTGAAGAAATGAAAGAAGAACTTTACATCTACACACCTGACGGGAAGCGAGAGAAGCTTGACCTTCCTTCTCCGAGTGGAATAACGCTGAAATGGGAAAACAACTTATTCAGCGATATTAGCAAGCTAACGTGTAGCCATAGCTATACGTTTAAGTTGCCTATGACCCAGCGGAACATACAGCTGTTGGATATGGCTAACGATATACGCCACCACTCGAAGATGATACGTATTCGTGTGGATGCAGACTTCTACATCAATGGCGTGTGTCTCTGCCCTAACGCTAACCTGTATGTCTCAGAGGTGGGCGACTCGACGTTTTCCTGCGTTATGACATGGCGAGTGCTGAAAGCCTTTGAGACGCTGAAGGGAAGCAGCAAGAAACTGAACGAGTTGCCTTCTCAGGGGACATTCATATGGAGAGACGACGAAGGCGATTTCCATTATGGCAAGCCCACGGGTGAATGGGGCAACGATGAGATTATTCTGTACCCTGACTATGACGCTGGTGTGCCTCATGAGGTAGGAACACCGCCAAAGCCTGTTGTGCCAGTGTACCGCCTTATCCAGCTGATAAATGAGGAGTTCGGAGTGAACTTCAACATTGGAAGGGCGATCAGCAGGGGAATGGGTACGTTACCAAAGGTGAACTTTAATAACAAGAATTACTATGGCCGTTCCGTCTATGACGACTTCGTGACCTATGGCGTAGTGCCCCTCACTGGTTCAAAGCCTTTCCTTTCAGACAAGTACGTTGTGAAGGACATTGACCTCATAGCATGGGGAACGTTGGACGACGGTTCTGTAAGACAGGAAGGCAGTTACAGACGTTTCACGAAGGATGGTGACGAAAAGAGCTATTGGAGAGAGTACGGAAATTGGTTTGTTTTCGACGTGACCAAACATCACCATTGGAGTCAGTTTGCTTCGATAGAAGGAAAGAATCAGAGGGGTGATGTCGTTCAGCCAAGATGGAATGAGTTCGTCGGCACACAACGCATCAATATGGCATCGAAAGAGTCGTCTGTCTCTGAACTGCTGGTCGAAAGGCTCAATATGTGGAAGTCATCTTCAGTAAATGGTGTATGGAGCGGAAGGTATTACGGTTATGAAGTGTACTATGCTCAGCGTACCATAGAGCATTATTTTGTATGGGCGCAAACACCTCAGTCAACAGACCTTGTGACTCTGTATCTCGAAGCAAGCTGTGAGATAAAGGGTACTGCCAGCATTGCCGTATCAAAGGCTGCTGTTCAAGCCGGCCGTGTCACAGCTCCTGATTATTGGTGGCTCTACATCGTGGAAGCAAAGAAGAATGACAAGAATGAAGTCACCCTTGATACCTTGTCTGATAACGGAGAGGAATGGATTGGTTTGCGCTCTGTACGCAGGGAAGAAACCTCAGAAGCCTACGTCTATTACTTTGACTTCGGTGTGGAGTATGAGGCAAGACGGCTCAACTTGGACGCTGTAGAGGATGATTCTCTCGGCTACCTGTTCTGGTCAGGCTTTGAGTACACACCTGAGACCGACACAACGGAGAATGTGCAGACTATTATCGAGAAGGCAGACGATGAGGTGAGCAACCTCTACAAAGGTGACGGACTGCTCTTTGGCTACAATTACGCTGATGTGTTGCCTCTCAGTGTTCGCAACAGCAGTGGTAAGGTGCTGGGGCAAAGGGTGGCTGACACCGCCGACACGTTCAACCCTGAAGATGTCCGTTTCCTTGCGCTGAATATTGCCAGCATCACCCCCTCGCAAGAGACGGTGACGAAGATTCCCGTGGAAATGGGACTGACAAATAATCTTCCTGATATTAGCTGCTTCGACTTTATGAAAGACGTGTTCTACATGAACGGAGCACTGCCGAGGGTAGAGAAGGACGGCAAGACGATAGTTGCCATGTTCTACAACCAACTGCGTGACCGCGTGATTTCAGGTGAGTGCGTGGACTGGTCTAAGAAGCTTATTGAGGGCAAGAGCCAGTCCAGCATGTCAAAATATGAGAATACCAACTTTGCACAGAAGAATTACTTTGAAATGGCTTACAGCCGTCGCACAAAGACGGAAGAGGATAAACGCGATGAGCTGGAGCTGTACGGCGATGGTTATGGTACTATAGGTATTGCGGACTCCTTGCTCGCTGATGAAAAGTCGCTCTTTCAGTCAAAATTCTTCCCCGGTCTCAGGCAGGATATAGCATACCCGGAGGTGATGACTGGCAGGACGATCAAGGCTTGGGACGGAGAAAAGCATATCGTCACCACTACTAACCCTCTGTATGGCTATCTGAATTTCCGTGCCATCGATAGTGAGTTTGAGGAAACAGAAGATGCGTCAAAGCGCCCGATGATTAAGGACCAAGGTCTGCTTTTCAAGCACATCAGGATGGACGCTTTCGAGCCTTTTAACAACACGGAAAATCTCTTTGGCTATCTCGGCAAGATACTGGAGAACTACACCTGCGTCAAGGAGCAAATGCTTTTGACGGAGTTCGACCTCAGAGACTTCGACGAGTCCATGCCTGTGTACCTGAATAAGTACAATTCATTCTTTGCCGTGAGCAGCATACAGCGTGACAAAGACGGACTGTGCACGGTGGAGCTGATACAGCTGCCTTACGTTAAGCCGACTTATGAACCTTACGAGGAGGTAGATATTGACACCGTTTCCTATGAGCATGAGATTCTGTGGAGTAATGCCTACCTCGGCAACAGCCACGTCCATCTACAGTTGACGATGGGCGCAACGGGCAGGTCTGGATTCAATTATGGTATCTTTGTCAGTGATGATGTCTATGCGCAAGGAGGGGTGAGAAATGGAGGTACTGGTCTTTACATTCCCACCGATGGCTTAAACGTCAACAACGCTTTCTATTTCCAGAAGTGGGCCTATCCTACCTGCAAATGGTCATCAAATCCCGATGGTCAGTGGGATGAGCAACCTTACACGCTAAAAGTAAACGTGCCTACGACGGTCAAGTATAACCTCAAGAAGTACGTTGGTTTTGACGTGGAGTTTGAGAGGGAAATGACTGCTAACGTGAAGGTGTACTATGATACACAGCAGTTAACGCCAGGACAGCATACCTATACCTACAACAAGTCGCAGGATGGCCAGTACCATATCATCAGAATTGCCGTTGACATTCTCGATGAGAATGGAAATGTCATCCATGAGCTGCGCAAGAAGTTCTACTACTTTGTGCTGACACCCGATTTGTCCGTTATCAATGACGAATGGGGCGACGTGCAGGATTACGTTACCAAGGTTGAGAAAGTGGACGTGACAGGTGCCAGGTCAATAAACGCAATGGCCGCACAAGCCTACACGCTGACCTACAGCCCTGCAAACGCTGATGTGGTAGCGGAGAGTGTCGAAGTGACCACAGACAGCAACCGACTGACGGTTTCTAATGTTTCCACGTCTGGCTTTACCCTCACACCAACCTCTTTGCCTGCTGACAGAGAGACTGCCACGGTAAACGTCAAGGTGACGCTGACAGACGGCTCAACCATAGAAACGTCTTGTCAGGTGCAGATGCAGGCTCAAACATTGAACATCAATGGACCTACGGGCTATGAGGCACCCAATGGCACAGGAAGCGCACAGTACACGTTAGGAATCACTCCGAATTACCCGTCATTCACGGTTACGAGCATTACATCTTCAAACCCAGCAGTGAGGGTAACGGATCAGCAGAGCAATAGATTCTCTCTGTCTGTTGAGAATATCGAGAATGACACGGTAACGACGGTTACGGTGGTTGTTGACTGCGGTGGCGAGACATTGACGGCTTCGCTGGAAGTAACGTTTGTCGCAAAGAGCACATGGTCGGTGGAAACGCTCGACAATGCCGGTGCGCTGATTGTCGATGTCAATGGCAGCTTCTATACTAAAACAGAATGGGCTAACGCAGATATTCTGAATGAGGATGCAGACGGCGTGGCTGTCTCTGACGGAACTCATCGCTTCATCATCGCAAAAAAAGAAAGAAGCGTGAAGATTGGCGGTTATCAGGATAATACTTATTTCAATCCACGTACCATGCAGATAGAAGGCAGCATCACGGGTACTTTGGTGACTGGTGTGGTTGTTGCCGGCAGTGAAGCTGACGCATTGGCTGACTACAACGGCAAGGCGAATACCAACGCAATCATAGCACAGATAAGCGACACCACTGTAGGCACACTGACGACTGGGCACTTCCCAAGTGGGATAAATGGCTATCTCGGTGCAGCTGGTCAGTGGGGTATCGTTCAGAGCAAGCTCAACCTCATAAACGAACTTCTCTCTGCTATTGGTGGTGACGCTATCTTGCAAAGGTCGAATACGTCAATGCTGACATCTACACAAAAGAGTGAGACGAGAGTATGGTCGTTCATAAAGAACGCTGTTCATGAGTTACAGATGTCCACAGCAAGCAAAGGCGATTCTGTCACCACCCATGCCTTTGCTGACGTGCGAGAGGTGTCACCTGTCAAGTTCGGAACGCTCGTTGTCAGCGGAGACGATGGCGTGACAGGGCAGGTGGGAACAAACCAGTCGGTGGACTACACACTATCCGCTACACCTGCTGGAGCTGTTATCAGCGACGTGTCTGTTGTGCCTGGCAGTAGCATCGTGACAATTAGCAACATCACCAATACTGGATTCCGGGCAACGGTGGCTATCAGGAACAATGACAAGGTGAAGCTGACGATTTCGGCCCGCGTGAATGGGTTAAAGAAGATCGTTGAGAAAGAGCTGTATGTGGTTTCCGAGGGCGAGGCTATCATAGACTTCGAGAAGCTGGACGCTGCAAAGGGGCTTATTGCTGACACTCAGCTGAACTTCTACACAAAAGATGAATGGGTAGCAAGCGGAAAGAGCAATGACCAAGCTGAGGGTGTGGCTTTCTCTGATGGCACTCATCGTTTCATTATAGCCAAGACGCAATTCAGAGGCTATCAGGCAAAGCATTTCGGCGGCATGGGAGTCACCATTACAGGATTGGAATATGGGGAGAATGACGATGGCTACACGAATACCCAGACGCTCATTGCCGAAATCACTGGCTCTGATGGTGTATTCATCGATGAGCCGTATAGCGCTGCTGCCTTTGCTGCACAGGCAGACGTTTTCCCGTCAGGTAAGCATGGTTATCTGCCCTCTACTGGAGAGTGCAAGGCGATTTCAAGCGAAGCTATTATTAAGATACTGGAGCCGCTGATGTCAGCTATTGGTGGCAATCAGATAGTTCCTTCCGGCTTGACTACTTGCTGGTGCTCTAACATCTACTATGATGCGAACTATAAGCATAATTTCGCTTACGAATGGTGTAGGATGAGCAGTCACGGGTGGTTGAGTCACACGCAGAGAAGCGATAAAAATACAATCTTCATCATCAGAAAAATAGAAAAATAAGGGATATGGCAGACACAAGAGTAAAAATTATCGACATTCAGGTAAGGTATGAGCAGGCAATCGCTGGTATCGCCAAATACCGTGCTGCTATTGCCGACGCTATTGCTTTTCAAAAAGAGCTGAAGCAGCAGTTGAAGGACGGTTCTCTCTCGCAAGAGGAGTATGACCGCAACCTCTCTGCTTCACAGGTGTATATCAAGCAGCAGGGCGACGCCTTGCGTGTCCTCTCCAACCAAGTGAGTAACCAGATAAAGGCACAGCAGCAGATGGAGGGAAGCGTGAAATCCCTGAAAGCGCAGCTTGCCTCTGCAAAGGATTCTTACGAGAATTTGGGTAAGGCAGAACGCGAGTCTGCCAAAGGTCAGGAACTTGCCACAAAGATTAAGGGCCTCACAGAACAGATAAAGCAAGCCTCTCAGGTGGAGAAGCTGCAGGAAGGCTCTGTCAAAAGCCTGCGTGCAGAACTCAACAGGACAAAGGCTGAGTATGAAGGACTTTCCAAGGCTGAACGTGAGAGTGCCAGGGGAAAGGACTTGCAGACGAAGATCGCCGGGCTTGAAACACAGCTGAAATCTGCAACAAAGTCTGTCATCGACCAAGAGGGTAGTTTGAAGCAGCTACGCGCTCAGCTATCCGAGGCTACCAGAGAATACGATGCCATGGGACGTGCCGAGCGCAATTCTGCAAAAGGTATTGAGCTGAAGCAGAAAATCAATGGCATTACTGATGAGTTGAAGAAAGCCGAAGCCGAGACCCAGCGCTTCTATCGCAATGTTGGCAACTATCAGGATGCGGCCAAAGGCTTAGACACACTGAAAGCGAAGGCTACTGACCTCGGAAAAGCTATCGTTACGGCTGTCGCTGGTGGTTCCATGCTTGCCTTTTCAAAGGACGTTATACAGGTGACCCGTGACTTCGAGGACGCAATGGCTCGCGTGAAAGCTGTCACCAATGCCTCTGCTGAAGATATGCGAGTAATGACCGAGGAAGCCCGAAAGATGGGTAGGGAAACTATCTACCATGCCACCGATGCGGCACAGGCAATGGAGAACCTGTCGCGTGGTGGTTTCAACGCACAAGAGGCTACCCTTGCTCTGAGTAAGACGTTGCAGCTTGCTCAGGCTAATGCGATCAGCTTGAATGATGCAAGCGACATTATGATTCGCACGATGCGAGGTTTCAAAATGCCTGTCACCGAGGAGGAAATGGTACACGCTAATGATGTGCTGTCTAAGGTGTCCGCTTCATCGGCAACGAATATCATAGAGATTGCCGAGGCGCTGAAGAACGCCGCCCCCTTTGGTACTGCCCTGAACCAGAGCATCGAGGAGGTGAACGCTGCCCTTGGTGTCCTTGCAGACGTTGGTGTGCGTGGTGCTGACGCTGGTACTGCCTTGCGAATGGTTATCCTGGGCCTCTCTACATCTACGGCAAAGCAGCAAAAAGTATTCAAGGAGTTTGGTATCGACATCAACCAGACCAGCCTTGAAACCGAGGGCCTGACGCGTACCTTGCAGCGTTTGAAGGAGAGTGGCATCATGGAAGCCGAGGATTCTGCCAACAAACTTGCTGACGTGTTCGGTCGCCGTTGCACACCGCAGGTAATGGCATTGGTAGGTAATATCGACCGACTGGACGAAAAGCTGGTCACTCTCGGTGGTAAGTGGAAAACTTTTGACGAGGCTACCGCTCTGTCTGAGGAGATAGATTTGCCTTTGAATCAAGTAAATGCTTCGCTGAACATTTTGGAGAAAAATTCCATTACAGGCTTAGAGGCACAGGACGCTTTGAAAACCGCTATGGCTCGTCTCTCTGCTGAAGCAAAGAATGGTGGCGGTGCTTTCAAGCAGTTCGGCATAGAGTTTACAGAGTCCTCACTGAAAGCAGAGGGCCTTATTGGTACTTTGAAGCGCTTGAAGGATGGTGGTATCTTAGAGACAGAGAACGGCACAAAGGAGTTGGCTAATGTGTTCGGCACCGTTGCTGCCCCTGCTATCCAGACGATGATAGCAAACGTTGATGACCTGAAAACAGCTTACATCGACTTAGGGAACGCAGACGTGGCCGGCACTACCGCTCGAATGTTCGACCAGTCCTATAGTGACGTGTCAAAAGCTATATTCACTCTTTCCTCTGCATGGGAGTCGTTTAAGATTTCCCTTGGTCAAAGCAACAGCGATTTACTCCTGACCCCGTTAAAGGCTCTTACTTCATTGGTGCACTTCCTGGAGGAGAACCTTGCCGGAACATTACGGCTCGTTATTTCGCTCATCGCAAGTATCAGCTTCCTGAAACTGGTCAACCATGCAAAGGTCTCCTTTA